CTGCCCGAGGTCGATGCATCCAGCCGCCTGCGGTCTGTAGACCTCAAGGTGCTCGGTGCGATCATGACCGTCGGTGAAGACAAGGCGAAGTTGTACGGCTCGGCCGCTGCATACTTCAACAAGAAAGCACCGCTCGTTCTGAAGCAGACCGGCTCGGACATGGAAAAGGCATTGCTCTACAATACCTTCCGTGCCTACGCCATCGCCAACCACACCGCGGCTGATCGCAAGCTCATCTCCGCGGGCGGCTCTGCTGGAGCCAACTACTCCATCATCGCTGTGCACTTTGCCCAGGGCGAAGTGACTGGTCTCTACGACAAGGCCGGATTCGGTACCGGAAAAGCCTTTGACATCAAAGCGCTCAACGGTGGCGACCTGTACATCGACAAAGACGGCCGCGCGGTATACGGCACCCGGCTGAAGACCTACTTCGGTACTCAGCTCGCCAACCCCCGCTACGTCTCCTCGATCGTCAACATCGACGAAACGCACATCCCGACCGCTACCATGCTTGACGGCGTCATCGAGGCGTGTCGCGGTCGCCCGGAGAACACTCTTCTCCTGATGCACCCGCGGGTGAAATCGATGCTCCAGGACCTCAAGGGTGGCCTGATGCAGGTTGAATCCAGCGACAAGAACATTGATCGCCGGTTCCTGACCTGGGGTGGCGTCGAGATACTCGACTCCTACAACTTCCTTCGGGGAACCGAAGCGAACGTCGTAGTCGCATAAGGATGTCCCCGGAGGCATCTCCGGGGATGGTAAGGAGACACAAATGTCTAAAGCTATTTCTTCGGTTGCCTTCGGCGCCGAACTGATTCGCAGCGACCCGGACTACTTCTGCAAGGATGCATCCGTCGCCGTTGCCACCGGACCCGCCGTTGTGGTGGAGAAGGCATTGGGTGACCTCCAGGGTGGAGTAGAGATTGTTGTTGTGGCGAATGACGCCGGCACTCTCAGCACCTCACCGCTGGTTGTCACTATCAACCGCGCACCCACTGCGGGCGGTGCAAAAGCCGCTGTACGTACCTTCACGGTACCTGTCGGAGCACTCGCCGCCGGCGCGGTCATTGGCCGTTTCATTCCCGGACCCGGGGATAACGGTTTTTACAGCGTAGCGTTCACCTCGAACGTCAAAAGTTCTGGATCCATCGACGTGTTCCAGCACCCCGTCGCACGTTAACACAGCCGACCTGCAGGCTTAGCGGCCTGCAGGTTTTCTTATTAAGGAGAGATTGATGGACAAGAAAGTACCTACCTATCCGATTTGCTCGATCTGTGGCACCTTCCAGGGGACCTATGATGATGACCTCATCAAGCACCAGAAAGAGGTGCACGGAGTGACCCGTGACAAGAAAACGGTTGACTACAAGGAAGCGCTCAAAGACATCGCGGCCAAAGAGGCCGAGCTGGTAGCGAGGGAGAAAGCCCTTGCTGAAGGCGAAAAAGAGCTTAAAGCGAAAGAAGAAGAGCTGATCGCTCGCGAGGAAGAAGTCGCCAAGCGAGAGCAAGCAGCCAAAAAAGCATAACCGCGAGGGAGGAGCAGAACTATGAAGTTTATTGTTGAAGACGGCACAGGGCTGCCCCTCGCAAATGCATTTATCCCGGTATCTTTTGTTGACGAATATGCAGAAGAGATGGGGAAAGCTGATGTCTGGGGAGTAGCATTTGATTCAGAAGGACTACCGCTTCCTGCAGACCAGCTCGAGAAACGAAAGCAGCAAGCCATTATTCAGGCATCCCGCTGGATCAGCGGAAACTTTGTCTGGAAAGGAACACCTTGCAGTCCCTCTCAGGGTCTCGCCTTCCCGCGAGATGCCATCACGGAAGGCGCGATCAGGCAGTTCCCTTTTGTAGTCAGGGAAGCCACAGCCAGCGCAGCAATTCGCGTATTTTCCGGGGTTATTCTCAATAAAGACAGTGCACGAGGCGGCGCGATTAAGCGTGTAAAAGCAGGCCCTGTTGAAGTTGAATATGCGGATAACGCGCCGACGGACACCATCTACACTGAAATCGAAAATATGCTCCGCGATCTCGCTCTCGGCCTTGGCGGGACGGAGTTCATCACCACGGCGGTCCGTATATGAGCGACCTGTATGAAAGCGTTGCTACAATCGCCTCCGAGACAATCGAGACGCTCGGGAAGCCGATTACATTGATCAAAAAGTACCTAGACCCTGCATGGGTGAAGCGCAAGCAACCCGTCCCCGGTGGTGTACAAACCACCTGGACGCACAGCACGACGGGAGAGGTTGTGACCGTCGACCCGACGCGAGATATCCGGTATGCCGGCTTCGCTGTCGAAGGATCCTACAAAGGAACATTCTACCCCGGACTCACGATAGCCTCCGGGGATATCCGTTTATATATCGTCAACACGCCGAAACCGAGGGAAGGGGACGGAATCCTTGTTGGAGGCGTCCTCCGCACGGTCATCTCCTGCGCTCCGGTCGAGCCAGGCACTATTAACATTTTGTACGATGTGCAGGTGAGATAATGGCGAAGCTCGGCATACGCATGCGCGTATACAACAAAAACACCAGTGCGGATCCGGATCTCTGGTCCCCTGATATGGCGTATGCTCGGAAGCTGATGGAACAGGATGGGGTTACCATTGTGCGCAGTCCCGCGGCGACGTCACACAGCGACTTCGCCAATATGAAAGAGATCAACCTGATCGAGTGGAACGCCAGGTACAAGAATGTGCTAAGCTATATGCAATGGCGAGGTGTTAGGTTCCTTCGCCGCGTTACGAAGGCGTACCTTCATGCAGTTGTTGAAGCGACCCCGCATGACACAGGAAATGCGATACGAAACTGGAGCGTGGTCGATAGTAAGGAGGGAAGCGTCCCTGCTTATGTTGATATGAAAGGCGAGCCGGTCGATCAGGCTGAAGCGATTGACCAGGCCATTGCTGCCGGGGATGCTGTCATTGATGGGCTGAAGCGTTATTCCCGGCCAGTTGTCGCGAATAGCACGCCGTATATTGACCTTTTGGATGTCGGCTACTCCGGGCAGGCGCCGCAGGGAATGACGCTTCACGGCGAAGCGGCGGTTCAGAAGGAGTGGGATGCATTCCATGCAGAAGGGGATGGCCTTTTGAAGAAAGCGGAAGCCGTGCGTGAGCTTGGCTCAAGGAGAAAGAAGTGAACGATTTACAGCTCCGTGCATGGTTTTATGACAGGCTTCAGACAACGCTCGTTGCTGCGGGCGTGGATCCCTCGCAAATATCCGAGCAAGGTATGCCTTTCAATACAGTGAAGTATGAAGCGACAAGCAGCGCATTCACAGGGAACCCCGATAACACCGCAGCAAGCTCCGATTGGGATGACTCCAAGGATTACTGGGTCCCATATGTGCTCCCGAATGAACCCAAGGCCGCTGCCCTGGGAACTGGCGCGCGCAATGAGTATACAGGGGCTTTTCAAGTCACGCTGTATGGTTCTATACTACACGGAGAAGGCGAGCTTGAGCACATTGCAAAAATGCTTCCGGTTACCGAGGCATTCAAGCGAGGCGTCACCTTCTCGATGGTTGATCAGTTCTGCGTGTACTGCAATCAGTCATACATTGCATATAGCGGGAGAGACAAAGATCGCTGGCAAATTGTTGCCCGCGTGAAGTTTCGAGCGACTATTATAAACTAGTCTCCTTGTGGGAGCCTTTGGCGCTACCGGCCTTCAGGTAGGAAGGAGAAAGCTATGCCTTGTCCAGCAGTAGGAGCGAATAGAGACCTTGCCTTCGTGCGAGAGGCTGTATTCAAGACCACACCCGCGACACCCTTCATGAAGTATCTCCGCACCACAGGGGACTCTCTGAAAGGTTCTGTCGAAACACAGACGTCAAACGAACTTCGCAAGGGCCGCGTCACTGCAGCCCCGGTGAAGGGGAGAAGCTCGGCGTCAGGAGACGTTTCTGTTGAAATGTCCTATCGCTCATTTGATGAGTTCCTCGCGGCGCTCATGTTCAATAAGTGGGCACCGAACACGGAGCTCACCTATCAGGATGCTGATACGAACAACGGAACACGTGCGGTTCGCCCCGGTCAGAGAAAACTCACCCTCGGACAGCTCTCACAGAGCTTCACGATGATGAAGCTGTTCTCTGACAAGCAACTGTACCGGTTCTACCGCGGCGTCATGATTGGTGGCTTCTCCCTCTCCGTCCCGCTGGATGGAAAGGTGACCGGCACATTCAATCTTGTCGGAGCGAACAACCCGCGGATGCTGAACTACAACGTCCCGGCGGATGCCGCGATCATCGACGCGATGGCGATGACGTTTGACCCGGAAACCCCGCACAGCACGGACCAGTTCAACTCGTTCGTTGGAACCTGTAAGGCGATTTCCGTAGTCACGGATACCGGTGAGGACATCACCTATGCCACGCAGATCGATCTGCAGATCAGCCATGACCTCAGCCAGGATTATGCACTGTTCGACATGGAAGCGATCTGCGTATCGCCGCAGCGTTTCAATGTCACCGGAACAATCTCGCTGTACTTGGTCGATGAGAAGTATGTAAATGCGCACATCGACTGGACCACGCTCAAGATCGTATTCGTCATCGAGGATCCGAACGGTAACATGTACCAGTTCCGTCTCGGCGAGTGCAAGCTGGGAGACGCACCTGATGGTGTTTCCGGACCGGAAGCCATCACCATTGCGTTCCCCTTCACTGCATTCGGAGAGAACGCGCTGGACATCATAGCGATCCCTGCGGCTGTAGAGAACAGAGCGCTCGCTCCGGTTCTGACCGCGACGACCTCGAACTTCACGCTGTCAGCACATCCGGACTATGTTGATCCGATGTGGGATATCATGTATCCGGCAGGTACTCCTGCAGGCTACGCAATGGAATACTCCATTGACGGCGGTGCATGGACGCCGTATACTGTGCCCGTAACCCCCGCAGCAGGAACGCACACTGTGCAGTTCCGAGCGACCGCGACGGGCCTCGCAACCTCGGTTGTGTGCTCTGAAGAGATCACAATCGTATAACACTAAGGGGGGCGTAACAGCCCCCTTTTTAATTCCTTGAGGAGGGAAGAATGGCAAAGCAGGAAGAGAAGAAGAAAGTGGAGATGTTTGACCTTGGCGCATTTGACTCGGTCACCCTTTCGAACAAAGGTGTATGGATCACGATTCTGCACCCGCTCACCGGAGAGGAAACTACTACCCGGTTTTTGATGTTGGGCCCGGATTCGGATGCCTACGTCGCGTGGCAGGATGAGCAGTCCAAGAAGAGCCAGGAGTTCCTGGTGCAGAGCCTCGCGCAGCGCAAAGGCAAGGGTGGGAAGAAGCCGGCCGACCTCGAGCTTGCAAGCAACGTAGACTTGCTGTGCGAACTCATTCAGGGCTGGGAGAATGCTTACTGGAACGGCGAAGAGCTCACGTTCAACAAGGACAACGCGAAAAAGATATTTACGAACAACGTCGTCGTGCGTCAGCAGCTCCTTCGGGACATTGAGGACCGCGAACGTTTTTTTACGGGGACCTCGAAGAGCTCACCGACTGCGTAAAGGAAAAACTGTTCTTGGATTTCCCTCTCCGGAAGCCAGCACCGCTGGACACTTCCGCGAGCAAGGGAGATACAAAACCCAAGGACATTATTTATACGCACCGGCAGGAACTCGAGGTCATGGCGGAGCGCGGGGTGCAGACGGCAATCGACAGATTGCAGCCGATCACGCCTCCCGCGCAGTACCGCTACGTGTGGCATCACTTCTGGCTTATTCTGGAGTTCTGCAGCAATGATTTTACGATACATGACCTGCGGGAATACCAGAACGTATTTGCTCCAAGCATGACGGTACCAGACAAGCTGATCCTGCTCCGTATGCGGACCGTCGCGAACAACTACATAGACGAGCTCAAAGAGTCCCAAGGATAGCCAAACTTGACAGGGTAGCCATGATCGGCTACCCTCTTTTATAGGCTCGGGGCCTTATGGAGGTGATACATGGCCGAGCAGAAGTTCAGCACAGTCTTTGAATCTGTTTTTATTCAGCAGGGCGCCGAAGCAACAAAGAAGGCAGTTGTCGACCTCAACCTGGAATATCGACAGCTCTCGAGAGCACTTCTTGAAGCCGCAGCCGCCTCAAAAACCATATCAGCAGAAGAAGCAAAACTCCAGAAAGGCACACAGCTCTCGGCAGAGGCATACAATGAGCTGGCCAAAGCTACCCTTGCATCAACGGCCGGGCGGAAAGCTTATGCAAAAGCCGTAGGCGAGGCTGCACAGCTCATGAAGACCGGGCTGGATAATAGTAAAAAAGAAGCAGAGGCATCCATCAGCCGGATGAAATCATCCAAGGCGCTCATCCTTACAGAGAAGATGGCCAAGATGTCTCTTGAGGATATGACGAAGGCGCAGGGTCGCGCGGAGCGAGCGGTGAAATCCCTTGAGCGCGCGCAGAAAGATTACCAGGAAGCAATCAAAAGCAAAAATGCCGCGAACATAACCGCCGCACAGGATAAGCTAACCGCGGCATTCAGCCGGGCCGAGCGCGCGCAGGTTAAAGCAATCAGCACAACGCAAATCCTCTCGCAGACGTACCAGAAAGTCACCAGCGGGTCGGCAGCTTGGCGAAACAATCTCGAAAAACTGTACATGACCACGGCCGATTATGATAAAGCACTTGCAATGAACAGCAAGGAATACAACTCTCTCGAAAAGCAGCTCGGTAAGCTGAAACTGACCAGCGAAGAATATCTTGCTGCATCCCTGCGCATGACGCAGCTGGAGATAGAGAACAATACCCTGTCGAAGAGCCGCGCTCAGGCGCTGAAGGCACAGGCCGGTGCGATGGACCAGCTCACAGCGGCCATCAAACGACAGGCCGCAGCAAACTTCACGCCGAGGTCCATTGCGTCGTATAATACAGCAAGCATCACACCAAAAGGACAGAATCGGCTTCCCGTTGGTAAGCGCACGCAAGCAGCGCGCTCTTTTAATGCACCATCACGGGAGGATACGTATCTTCTCGCCAACCTCCGAAGGGCCTCCGTTATCTCTCCGCAAATCTCCCAACTCTCTTATGTTATGGGAGCGGTGACTTCCGCATCCATGCTTATGACGGTTGGTGTTGTTGCAGCCGTCGCCGCGACCGTGAAGCTCGGTACTGCTGCACTTAAGACCGCAGCTGAGATGCAGAAGTATGAAGTCACCATGCGTGCACTCGCGCAACACGGATGGGAGAAAAATGCCACATCGGCGGAAGCTGTGGCTAATATGGCGAAAGCGGTAAACCGTGAGATGCTGGAAGGAGCTGCAGAATCCATTTACTCGATTGATAAGCTTGCAGCCGGCACGGAAAAGCTCATCGGTTATGGTATCGATATGCGCGTCGTCAACCGCGAGATGAAAATGCTCGGTGACCTTGCACTCGGCGACTCCAACCGATTGGACCACCTCGCCATTGCCTACGGACAGGTCTTTGGCCAAGGTAAGGCACGTGCCCAGGAAATGTATCAGTTCATCAACGCAGGTATCCCGATCTTCGAACTCCTTGCGCAGAAGATGAACAAGTCGACCGCGGAGATCATGGATATGACGCGGAACGGCGAGATCACCTTTGAAATTATCCACGGACTCTTGAAAGATATCACAAGCGAGGGGGGAAGATACCAGGACCTCGCGAAGACACTTTCCGAACTGTCATTCAATAACCAGCTCACTGTCACAATGAACAATCTGAAGCTCGTCATGAACGATATTGGAAAAGTTGTACTCCCCGGATTTACGGAAGCCCTTGCACGTGCGAACAGGTCTTTCATAGATTGGAGGAAGAACAAGAATACAGAAGATATAATTTTTGGTGCAACATCCACTGAGCGTAAGCAGAAAGGGATGGCATATTATGATCAGTATACACCGGAAGAAAAGAAGCGCGCACTCGAGGACATCAATTCGCGAGAGAGACTATATAATGCAATAAAGGAACTCGACAAGAAAAACAGGATACCGACACCCTATGAGCAGAATAGAGGCGTTTCTTTTCTTGACCCTTCAAAGGCAGGACCTAACACACAGGAGTATGCGAATAGCTTAAAGGCACTCCTTGTAGCAGGAGCACAGATCAATTCATGGAAAAACCGGAACGGGGGAGATAAGGCTCTCGACTATATAGACCCGCGTGTCGAAGAAAGAGATAAACTATCCTCCATCGATCCAGCAAAACGAACGCAGGCACAGAACGCTAAAATAGTAGAGCTTACGACCGCATTGCGTGACAACCCTGAGCAGAGGGCGCGACTTCTTGGTGACTTTAAGACACAGGTTGAAGGATTTTTCGAGATTCTTCGTGACGTGTTTCGCGTACCCGGAGAGACGATAGTTGCCTTACGTCAGGAATTGCCGAAGGCGTATATTGATGCAACAACAGGGAAAAATGCGCTTGGTAGAAACACAGCTGGTGAAGAGTTTTACGGAGATCCTTCACAGCAGTTCTGGAATAAGTTAGACAACGCAATTCGTGTTCAAGCAGAACATGCAAAACCCCTCTCTGTGTCGGATTTAGCCTACCGTGAAGATTATAAAGGCTTCAAGTTCGAAGAAGCCACCCTTGTCTCTGGCGGACGTGCAGATGATGGTGATCCCGGAAAGGACAGAACATATTTACTCCAGCAGTATGTAGACAGCTTGAAGGAAGAGAATGAGCAGATGCGCGAGCTCGTACCCTTCTACCGTGAATACATCAAAATCAGGCAAATGAAAGCCAAGGACACCACCGGCGAAAAGCCCATGGCAAAAACCCAGGCGGAAACCTTGGAGGCGGAAGCGAAGGCACTGTACGCGCAGAAAGGCGCACTTGATGTTGTAAATAAAGCATATGCAACAATCTATGACCGCGTCAGCAAGATCTCCGGCATTCCGGAAGCCCCTATCCTCGAGCAGCTTCAGAAGCAGCTGGATACGATGGAGAGAGGCGAAGGTTATGATGATGAACGCGCACTGATAGAGCTCATCCTTGAACTGGCAAAATCTGGCTCTGATATTGGCACTGCCGCGTCTGCCCTAGAACGAATCAACAATGCTCTCGCAAAAAGCCCGCCGACGAAGTCTACTGGGGTAAAAGCAGCCATCGCAAACGCACGCACGCTTGAAGACCTCGGCGCGTCGGATGCATATAAAGGAACTGCTGAGTCCCTCATGATGCTTCAAGATTATGCTGCCGCGCATAGTGATGAAGAGATCGAATCTCTGCTCGAGATGACAGCCGGGCTCGGGAACTACAAGAGCGAGCTCGATAAAACAATCGCATCTACCTTGCTTCTGTATCAGGCCCGGAAGCTCGCCGCGGCCGAGGGTAAAAATCTTACAGGAGAGCCGAGCGTACACGCAGACGTGATAGCACGCGGCAATATTGATAATGCGCCTACGCTTGGAGGTGCCTTGGGCTCCGTGGTCAGCAGCGGTGTGGAGTCATTATTTAGTGGTGCTTTGGATGCCAGGCTCGACGAGCTGAATAAAGCAGAGGAAGCGCTCGCCAAGATGGAGGCATCAGGAACCGCATCAGAGAGTGCACTAGCTGAACAGCGTTCGGAAGTAGAGAGACTCGCTAATGCATACGCGAAACTTGGAGCTGTGGCAGGAGTCACCGCTAGTG